TCTTTGAATTTGATGGATTAGGAAATATAAAAGCAGAAGCATTTGATGCAAAAGAAGGTGATGATATAGTAAGAAATGTAGATTGTATTTTAATGCAATACACAGGACTAAAAGATAAGAATTACTTGCAAGAAGTTTATGAAGGTGATATAATAGATACATATGGAAAAATTAAAGGAAACATCTATCAAATGGACAAAGAAGAAACTGATATTGTCATTCAAGACTTTGGAGGAAAAACTTGGTGCGAGACCTACAATGAAGCAATTTCTAGAGGATGCAGACACTCCGAGTAATATGCCGATTAGACAAAGGTTTAGTAACTGGACTGGTTTTGTAAAAGAAATGGGTTTGAAACCAATTAAACCAAGTATAAGTCCACAATGTCTAGAAGCAAAGATTAAAGCAAAAACAGGAAAGAGAAGTAGTGCTTGGAAAGGTGGAAGACATATAGATATAGGTGGTTATGTAATGGTATTTAAACCAGACCACCCAAACACAACAAAAAAAGGTTATATGGGTGAACATAGGCTTGTTATGTCAAAACATCTAAGAAGACCACTTAACAAGTTTGAAAATGTCCACCATAAAAATGGTGATAGACAAGACAATAGGATATGTAACTTAGAGTTATGGAATACAATGCAACCAGCAGGACAAAGAGTTAAAGATAAAGTTTTATTCGCTAAGGAGATATTAAAAATATATGGAAACAATTAAATTTAGAATATATGACCCAGTTGAAAAAGTTATGAGAGAAAGTGGAGCAACACCAATGATGTTATCTAGTTTCTTTAAAAGTTTTGCGACACTAGACACGGTTCATAAAATGAAGTTTCAACAGTTTACTGGTTTGTTGGATAAGAAAGGAAAAGAGATTTACGAGGGGGATATTGATATTTTTGGACAACAGGTTGTCTTTATTGGAGGCAGATATTCTTTAATAGATAAAGAAATGAATATAGAAGATTTAATGGGTGGTAGTGAAGATGAAATAGTCGGAAACATCTATGAAGATAAAGCACTCCTAGAAGCCCAAAAGTAAGCCCTAAGCAACAAAACTATGCAAAAGTTAGCAGATTATACGAAAGCAATAGTCCTCCTTCTCACAGCAATTTTAATATTACAAATATTCTTTCTTGGAGACTGCATAAAATCAAATGTTTACCTTCAGCACGAAAATTCAAAAATAAAAATAGTAGAAAAGAAAGTTTTAGGTTACCGAAATTGTGAAAAATGTCCACCTTGCAAAAGTATGGCAGACATTCAAGCACAATAAGTTCTTTAACAAAGTTATAGATTACTCCCTCTTTGAAAAAAGAGGTATTGGGATTTCTTCCAAGAGGGAAATTCTATGTTTGCTCACTTCTCCCTTTTTGGGAGGGGGTAGTCTATAACTAACATTAGGATAAAGGAGGACAAAATGTCTAGAAAAAAAGGTAAGAAGTCTAGAAAAAGTCGCCACCATATAATTCCTCGAAGTCGCAATGGTTCAGATAAGTATGAAAATATATCTAATATAGATATAAAAGCACACCAGAACTACCACACTTTATTTGGAAATATGACACCAGAAGAAATCATTGATTATTTAGTAAATTATTTTTGGAAAGGAAACTATGATTTTCTAAAGGAGGAAAGATGAAAAAAGTTAATATAAAAGAAATCGGCAACAAGACAATTAACCTTCTCCGAGTAAAACATAGTGAGCTTAAATCTGTCTTAAATAGTTTCAAAGATTATGACGACAGAAAAAAAGCTGATAGACTTGAAAATGCAATTCTCAGGTCAATAGATACTATTCGGAGGTCTATGTTGGAAGATGAAACCCTTATCTAAAAACTTTTTGGGAGAAAAGTATAAATTCTCCCTTTTTAACAAATAAATACCATTTTCCCGAGGTCAGGAAGATGGTCAATCAAAAGGTTTACAACTAAGTAAAACAATATTATGGGAACATTCACAGACAATTTAAATTTTCAATATAACTCAATTATGATAACAAGATATGTCTATTCATTACCTTTAAAGAGAAGAATTTTAGCAAAGTTCTTTGAAAAATATAGAGTTACAAAAGAAGAATATGATGAGTGGTTTTATAAGGTAATTACCAAATAACCAAAAGGGTTTACAACTAACAAAAAAGGGGTTTACAATGTTCGTTTTAGGGGGTTACAATAGAAACAGACAGATTATTATAAAATTAGTAGTAAATTAGTAGTAAACATATTATGAATAATAAAACAAACAAAAAAGATGCTTTTATAAGAGATGTAACTTCAATAGAACTATTAAGCAAAAGTGAAGTAAGAAGTAGATTAGATGAAATTATACAAGATAGGGTTAAGGAGATAAGGAAAGAGATAGAAGAATATTTCAAAGGATTAATTGTAATTACTGAACCACAAAAGACTCTTAAAAATATATTGAATTTAAAATCATTGAATTAAATTTTACATTTCATTCAAATTTATTAAAATAAACTATAGACCGAAATATCGTCTAAGAGTAAACTAGTACATTAAAATTTGGAGGTTATATGAGAAAATGGTATAACGATGGTGGTTTAATCATACCAATAATTGTAGCAGTGCCTTGCATATTGCTTGGAATAATAATAATCAGACTTATGGGAGGTTAATATGACTAAATGGTGTTCTTTTTTGTTAATCGTAACCGTAGCTTTAGGTTATATAGCTATGATAGTTGGTGTTTACCGTTTAATTTGGGGGTATTGATATGAAACACTTTAGAGTATGGGTAGTGGTTGTAACTTTTATTCTTTGTCTGTTCATTAGTTTGACAAAGGCAGAAGCTTACACTTTTGACGGGGAAATTGACCCAATACAGTTTTTTAGCTACGAGGTAGTTAAAAACCAGCAATTTGCACCTGATGTATTTGTTTTAAGTATGAAAAGTGGAATTGTCTCTCCTATGTTTGCAATAAACTGTGTGAGAGTAATCAAAGACCACGTTATGATTTTTGCTTATGCTTATTACGATAAGGATAACAATTTCAGGCACTTCATACTCAATCAATCCGGACACTATAAGGAAACTATACCTGATGAAGATACTACTGAAATGCTCAAATTCAAACTCAAACAGATACAGGATTTGTTCGGGATATAACCTCAAAACAGGTGGAGTGGAATTAAACCCCCACTCCTAACCTGTTATTTGAAAGTTAAATATTCAATATATAGTGGCGGAATAGGTAGACGCTATTACAAAGTAGAATTAAGCCGTGTCATTAGCGAGATTAGTAAATTGTTCTGGGGAAGTTGGACAACACTCGCAACGGTTTGTCTTGATGAAGATATAATGTGAATGCATATACCAGAATATATCAAGACTATTTATATAGGGTGCAAATCCTTATCTATGTATTGAATATCTAGCTTTTAAAGTTAGTTGAATGTTCGTTGAAAAAATGTTGTGGGTTGAAAGGATGTAGGTTCGAATCCTTCCGACACCTTAGTGTGTTAAGTAGCTCAATAATCAAGGTAGAGCAAAGGAGACCACTTAGACGTGAAAGTATCAATAATAACATATGATTATAGATTATTGATATATCCTTTTAACCCATAACTACATAAGGAGGAATAAAATGGAAATAACAAGAGAAAAGTTTGTTGAGATTTCTTGCACTTATCTTAAATTCCTTTTTGAAGAGAAAGAAGTAATTAAAAAGGTCAATTTATACCAAAGAAACCAGAAGACTGTTTATATAAGAACAATGAAGTTGAATATAAGAAAAAATGGTATTTAAAAAATAAAGAAAAATGTTTAGTAAGAAACAAAGAAAGGTATCAACAAAATAAAGATAAATATAATTTAACAAACAGACTATGGCAAATGAAAAATATTGAAATAGTTAAAAAAATAAAGAAAAAACATAGTGATAGAATTAGATTTGGAAATAATAGAGATTTAGTTATTGATAGAGATAATAATGAATGTCAAATTTGTGGTAAGAAAGAAAAGTTGGTTGTTCATCATATAGATGGAACAGAAAACAGAATAAAAATGAATGCAAATAATGAAATAGAAAACCTTTTGACACTTTGTAGTAGTTGCCATAGAAAATTACATCATAGTATAAAAAAAGCAGGGAGATAGTAAAATATCTCCTCTTTTTTAATAAAACGACAAGTAAAATTAAGTTCTAAGCAATTTAAAAAGTAGGGGTCTTATACTCTATCCTGTATATATAGGTATATAATAGGATAGTTATTTGACAAAGTATAACATATGTCTTTGAACTAAAATAACACTTGCATTTGTATTATGATAGGTATATAATTAAGATAGTTAAGAAAGGCATTAATAATAAAAACCTTAACTAACAATATTATGGAAACAAATATAAAAGAGTTATCACAAGAGTTTGTGAGTATTGAACAAAAGATAAAGAAGTTAGAAGAAAGACAAAATGGAATTTCAGAATCTTTATCAGAAGAAAACTCAGATGATTTTTGGAACGAAGTTTGGGTTTTAAGAAAAAAATAATTATCAATCTTAATAAATAATATTATGGATAAATTAGAAACACAATTAACGGAGTTTATTGAATTAAATAGAGGTTACAGCTATGTTCATATAGATTTTGTTGATGAAAAAGAAAATGATTATTCTGTTAATGGAATATTTCGTTATGATGAAGAAAATGATGATGAAGAAGAAGAAGATTTATTAATTGTCACTAAAAAAGAATTAAAAGAATTTCTTATTGATTAATAAAATTATTATGAATCTACTAAAATATGAATGTAACAGATGTTACCACTCTTGGATACCAAGAGCAGAGAAAGAACCAAAGATTTGCCCTAACTGTAAAAGCCCTTTATGGAACAAAGCAAGAAAGCATAATCTAGGAAAAGAATATAGAGCGAAGAAAGCTGAGAAATAATCTTGGCTTTTTTATTTACTTATAAGATTAGATATGATATAATAATAGGTAATAGACTATAACTACAATATATAAAACTCTTACAAGTTAATTTTAAAAAGCAAAAAATGGCTAAAGTAGGCAGACCAACAAAATACACTAAAGACTTAGGAAATGATATATGTAAAAGAATAATAGAAGGGGAGAGTCTTAAGAAAATATCAGAAGACAATGAAATGCCTGTTCGTTCAACTATACACGAATGGTTGTTAGACGAAGAGAAAAAAGAATTTTCGGACAACTACGAACTAGCTGTTAATGTAAGGACAGAAAATATGTTTGATGACATAGAAGATATTGCAAGCAATAAAGGAGAAGTTCAAAGAGATAGACTTAGGGTTGATGTAAGGAAATGGTATTTGTCAAAAGTATTACCTAAGAAGTATGGAGATAAGATGGATTTGACAAGTGGAGGAGAAAAGATAAAAGGTAATACAATAATATTTAAAGAATTTAAAAAAGATGCAACAGATAGTGAATAAAAAATATGAACCACTGTTCACACAAAAACCTAGATACTTTATTATGATGGGAGGTCGTGGTGGTGGAAGGTCAACAGTTGCTTCACAGTTTGCTACAGCTAAACTAACAGCACCTGAATACTTTAGGTGTGCAATAATGAGATTAGTCTTAGGAGATATAAGAAACTCTATTTACAGGGAGATAATAGATAGGACAGAAGAAAATGAAATTGATAAATCAATAGACATCTCAGACAACGCAATGATATTAAAGTATGGAGAGAATAGTATTAATGCTGTAGGGTTTAGGAAATCATCAGGAGACCAAAAGTCTAAACTTAAATCACTAGCAAACTATAACTGTATTATTGTAGAAGAAGCAGACGAAATACCTGAAGAGGACTTTATGCAATTAGATGACTCATTAAGAACTCTTAAAGGAGACATTGTTATTATATTATTACTTAACCCACCTCCTAAATCACATTGGATAATAAAGAGGTGGTTTGATTTGTTTCCTTCTAAAGTTAAAGGTTTTTTTACAGCAGAGTTAAAGAAAGAAATAACAAACACAATTTTTATAAAAACAAACTACTTAGATAATGAAAAGAATATGTCTAAAGATAGTATGGATAACTACAGGAACTATGAGATAACTAAACCAAACTATTACTACAATGTTGTGGAAGGATTAGTCCCTGAGACTGTAAGAGGTAGAATCTACAAAGACTGGAAAGAAATAGATGAGATACCACACGAAGCAAAACTTGTAAGGAGAGGAATGGACTTCGGCTATTCTAACGACCCTTCAACATTGACGGATATTTGGGAATTTAACGGTGGTTATATATTTGACGAAAGACTTTATCGTAAAGGAATGAAGAATGGAGAGATAGCTGGTTTTATACTTGCTTTAGAAGAATCAGATACTCTAGTCATAGGAGATAGTTCAGAGCCAAAGAGTATTGCAGAAATATCAGACTATGGTGTTAATATCTTAGGAGCTAAAAAACAAAAAGAAGAACAAGAAGGAACTAAACAATCTTATCTTAAATGGAGTATAGGGATAGTTCAAGACAAGAAATGTAGTTATACAAAGAGAAGTAAAAACTTAAAGTATGAGTATGAGAACTACGCTTGGATGGAGAATAAAGACTTAGAAATCATAAATATCCCACAAGATTTTAATAATCATATAATGGACGGGATAAGATATGGTGTTGTTTCTTTGCTAAATGGCTCAGATACTACACAAGAAGAAATAAGAAGAATACAACAAGTAAGGTTTAACAGGGTTACAAGCAACGACACAGGACTATAATTTGTAGTTTATTATTAAAAGTGGTATAATGTAAGCAATATGAATAAAACATCCCTAAATCGCCAAATAGAGGAGGAGGTAAAACAATTTCTCACCGAAGATGCTAAAATCTCTGATAACTACAGCTTCTCACAATATAAGACAGTAAACAGGATAACTCTGTTTGAAACACATACCTATCCAACAGGTAAAATTGACTCATTAGGCAACTATAAATACTGGTATGACATTATCTCTCCTAGAGTAGATAGTGAAGTTAAGAACATAGATTTTGATACTAAAGACATAACCATTTACTCACCTCGTCCAATAGACGAGTTACCTTGCATTATATCTAACCTTAAACTAAAGGAATATCTAAGAGAAACAGGACAAGCAGAAGAAATCAACTCAGCTATTGAGGAGGGTAGTGGCTGGGGTAATGTTGTCTGGAAGAAAATCAAAGGAGGCTATGAAAGAGTAGACCTTTCAAACTTCTATGTAATCAACCAAACAGCTGAAACACTAGACGATACACCAGTTATTGAACGACATCAGATGACTTCTTCAGAGTTAAGAGCTAAAGCTGGTATATGGGATAAAGTAGAAGAAACTCTAAAAGAATGTAATACAAAGACTTATAAGACCGACATAGGAACTACTGAAACAGAAACAACTGTGCCTTATTATGAGATTTACGAAAGAAACGGAGAAATAAGCGTTGCAGACCTTAAAGAACATCAAGGAACTGAGCCAACCAAAGGAGATGAAGATAAGTATATCCTTGCTAAAGTAATAGGAGCAGGAACTAAAGGAAATGAAGCAGGAGTTGATATTAAATACATCTTATATGCAGAAGAACTTACAGGGAAGAAAATGAGTGATATTTACAAGGAATTTCATAGAAGCCGTTACAAAAAGAGATGGTGGAGAGAGGGTATCTATGAACTACTGTTTGACCTACAAGTTAGAGCCAACCAGATAGGAAATCAGATAGCACAAGGCTTAGAATTAGCTTCTAAGACGATTTTAAAGTCAAATGACCAGCTTATATTACAAAACGTTATAACCGACTTACAGAACGGAGATATTATTAAGTCAGAAGACCTAAGCCAAGTAGTATTAAGAATGGATGCTTTCGACCAACTTATAGCAGACTGGAACAGAATACTAGAACTTGCTAACGATTTAACTAACTCAAGAGAGGTTGTGCAAGGAGTAACACCAGCTTCAGGAACTCCGTTAGGAACTTCCCAATTACTTAACCAAAATGCAGGTAAACTGTTTGACTTCATAAGAGAGAAGTTT